CAGGATCGTATTTGCGATCTCTGTTTTCCATAAACAGCATATCCTGAATGTTAGTTTCTTTTACAGCATCATAGCGAGGCTGTGACGGAGTTGCATCCGTTTCTTCAGGATTTTTTGGTCCTAAATATTTGTGAACAAAGACATCTGTACCACCTACAGTAAACATTTCTGCAATGGTTTTATCTAAGAAATCGTAGTCCTTGCCCTTTTCGGGTTTATATAAACTAATCCTTGGCATAGTAATAGTATTTATCGATCGCATAAATACTAATGGAGACGTAAATTTATGGCTACACTGCAAACCCAAAAACAAGAAATATTCGATTATGTTGACGCTATGCTCGGCGGAGGTATGGTTGATGTTGAACTTGATCCAAAGCACTATGAGATTGCATTAAGAAGTTCACTGGACAAATTTAGACAAAGATCAGATAATTCAGTTGAAGAAAGTTATGCATTTTTAGATACTGTTATTGATCAGAACGATTACACACTTGATTCTAATATTGTAGAAGTACGCCAAATCTTTAGACGTTCAATTGGTTCAAGAACAGGTGGCGGAGATGGTGGAACATTATTTGAGCCATTCAATCTTGCATACACAAATACTTACTTGCTATCAAGTTCAAATATGGGCGGATTAGCAACATATAATTTATTTGCAAGTTATCAAGAACTTGTAGGTAGAATGTTTGGTAGTTTTATTGAATTTAAATGGAACACAACAACAAAGAAATTAACACTTCTACAACGTCCAAGAGCAGAAGAAGAAATACTTTTATACGTCTACAATTATCGCCCTGATTCAGAATTGTTTAATGACTATCTTGCAAAACAATGGATCAAAGATTACACATTAGCAAAATGCAAATTTATGCTCGGAGAAGCAAGAAGTAAATTTGCTACTATTGCTGGACCACAAGGCGGATCAACACTAAACGGCGATGCACTTAAAGCAGAAGCACAAGCAGAAATGGACAAACTTGAAGAAGATTTGAAAATGAATGTTGCTGGCGGTGTTGGATACGGCTTTACAATTGGTTAAAAACCAGTTGACAATCTCCTAATTTTATCATATACTATATACTTCTACTTAGGAGATATAAATGATCATTGGCATTTGCGGTTTAATTGGATCTGGTAAAGATACTGTCGCTCAACAATTAATTGATAATCATAATTTTGTTAAAATTTCATTTGCAGATAAGTTAAAAGATGCAGTTGCAGTTATGTTCAATTGGAATAGAGAACTGCTTGACGGTAAAACTGATGAATCAAGAGCATGGCGTGAAAAAGAAGACGCCTACTGGACCGCAGAAACAGGTAGATCGATTACTCCGAGACTTGTGCTACAAGAATTTGGTACAGAATGTATGCGTGAAGGATTTTTTGACGGAATTTGGGTAAGTTTAACTAAACAACATATTCTTAACAATCCAGATACAAACTTTGTTTTACCTGATACACGTTTTCCTAACGAAGCAAAAATGCTATACGAAATTGGTGGTGAAGTTTGGCGTGTAAAACGTGGACAAGATCCTGTATGGTTTAGAATATATCAAGATGTAGGAGTTGAACCAAAGGACGTACACCCTTCAGAATGGGCATGGGCTCATACTAAATTTACGCAAACTATTGAAAATAACGGAACACTTGAACAACTTAGAAATCAGGTTCAAGATCACCTTGTTTCCACCGGGCGCCTACTCTCTGCATAGCAATTTGACAATTAGAACATATTGTTTTTAAGTTACTGGGTCTACAATTATTAAGATCACCATCTAAATGATAAACTCTTAACTGCTCTTTGTAGTCTGCTTTGAAGTTACACTTTTCGCAGTGATCCTTTTGTCTGTATCCGGCTAAATGCCACTTAGGTTTACCTTTACTTTTGCCTTTGTTTCGCACACAAACATCACAGCGAGTCCTATAAAAGGTTTTATTACCTTTTTTATAGTTAACCGCCACAGGTCTTTTACCACATTTGCATAAAGGACGCATATTGTTATTTACCTGCCCTTTTTATGCCCTTTTAACCCATACGTTTTGGTTAAATTATCTGACTTCTGTATAAATACATATAATAAGTTCAACAGGAGAACACAAGATGGCAAACTTAGTATCACCAGGTGTACAGGTCAGCGTAATTGACGAGAGTTTTTATACTCCCGCTGAGCCAGGTACTACCCCTATGATTTTCGTTGCTACTGCACAAGATAAAGCGAATGCAAGTGGCACAGGAACAGCGAGAGGAACTACACAAGCAAACGCTGGTGTACCTTTCCTATTAACTTCACAAAGAGATCTTTCAGAAACATTTGGAGATCCTTTATTTTATACAGACAATAACAACAATCCAATACACGGCGGTGAGTTGAATGAATATGGTCTACAATCGGTTTACTCATACTTAGGCGTTTCTAACAGAGCGTGGGTAGTAAGAGCAGACATTGATACAAATCAACTTCAAGCATCTGCAACAGCACCAGCGGCTAATCCAGCAGATGGTACTTATTGGTTTGACACACAAGTTTCAAGAGTTGGAATTTTTGAATGGAATGGCAACAGTGCATCATCAACTGGTGGACAAACATTTTCAAACAAAATTGCAACTGTAATTACAGACAAAACAAAATTAGTTGGCGATCAAGCAACTGGCGACCCTAAAACTTCTGTTGGACAAATTGGGGACTACGTTGTTGTTGCTACAACTACAATTAATAAAGTGTTTTACAAAAACTCAAGCGGTGCTTGGGTTAAAGTTGGAACTGACGCATGGATTGCATCTTGGCCAGTAGCGACAGGTTCAGCAAGTTTAAATTTAAGTGGTTCTTCTACTATGACAATCAATGGTGGAACTACTATTAATGAAAACGCAGATCCAAACGCTGTTGTAACAGCAATAAACACAGCAGGTGCTGGCAACGGCTACAGTGCTTCTTACACAGATGGTAGAATTAATTTGTTTTCAACAGATGGTACAGCACTTACACTTGTTGGTGGTTTAGCAACTGCATTAGGTTTTGTTGATGGTGCTACTTACAATGCACCAACTTTAAGCGTTGGACCGCACACTTCAATTCCAGAGTTTAAATCAACAGATACTACACCAAGACCAACTGGTTCAATTTGGTTTAAAACTACTGATGCAAACTTAGGTGCTAAACTTTCAGTAAAAGAGTTTAACGGTAACACAGCATTATGGGAAACAAAAACTGTTCCAATTTATGCTAATAACATGAAGGCACTTAAAGGACTTGACTCAACAGGCGGTGGAATTAATCTTTCAGTTGACACTTACTATGCACAATCAAATGTAACAGAAGGTGCTCAACCAGAATACGATTTTAAAATCTTTAAACGTGTAAATGTTGGTTCAACAAAAATTGCTTCTGCAATTATTGATTCGCAAATTGCGGCAAATACATTTACATTTACTATTGCTGAGTCAATTACAAATCAAGACACGTTGAATAGTCCAATTCAAGTATCAGTTACTACAAGCGGTAATTCAGCAGATGCTGAAGAAATTGCAGGTCAAATCAACAGTGCAGGATTTACAAACATTGTTGCTTCAGTTGACAGTGCAAATAGAATCGAAATTGAACACAACGATGGTGGTGATTTTAGAATTGTTGACACTGACGGTGTACTAACAAGTGCAGGATTTACACCATATGTTGATGCAAACACTGGAACAGCAAACTTATATTATGTACCAGGTACAGACAGCGGTACAAGTCCAAAAGAATACATGGCTTCAAACTGGCAAGTACTTTCATACACAGCAGGCGAAGATGCGCCAAATGCATTAGCGGCAGACGGTACACTTTGGTACAACTCAGTTGTTGATGAATGTGATATTATGATTCACAATGGAACTACATGGGTTGGTTATCAAAATTATGTTTCAGGATCAGTAAATTATTCTACAACAGATCCAGCAGGACCAATTGTGTCAGCAACAGCACCAACTAAACAATCAGATGGTTCAGGACTTGTTGACGGCGATGTTTGGGTGTCTACAGCAGACTTAGAAAATTATCCACAGATTTATCAATGGAACGATACTACTAAGAAGTGGGTATTAAGAGATAGTTCAGATCAATCAACTGATAATGGTGTACTATTTGCAGATGCACGTTACAACACAGCAGGTGCAAACAGTGACGAAGCAGGAAATATTGCAGACTTACTAACAAGCAATTACTTAGATCCAGATGCTCCAGATCCAGCACTATATCCAAAAGGTATGATGTTGTTTAATCTACGCAGAAGCGGATTTAACGTGAAGAAATTTGTACGTAACTACATTGATACAGCAGAAGATAATCCAAGAGATAACGATGCATCAATGGACGCATACTATCCACACAGATGGGTAACTGAATCAGCAAACCAAGAAGATGGTTCAGGTACATTTGGTCGTAAGGCACAGCGTAAAGTTATTGTACAAGCGTTACAAGCATTAATGAATAGCAACCAAGACATTAGAGATAACGAATCAAGAATCTTTAACTTAATGGCTACACCAGGCTATCCAGAACTAATTGGTGAAATGATTTCACTTAACAATGACAGAGGATTAACAGCGTTTATCGTTGGTGACTCTCCGTTCAGATTAACACCAGATGCAACTTCATTAAACAACTGGGCAACTAACGTTGCAGGTGCAGTTGAAGATAATGATAACGGTTTAGTATCCAATGATGAATACTTAGGTATCTTTTATCCAAGTTTATTCACAAGTGATAACGCAGGTAACAACGTAGTTGTTCCAGCATCACATGGTATACTTAGAACTATTGCACTAAGCGATCAAGTTTCTTATCCATGGTTTGCACCAGCAGGTACAAGACGTGGTGGAATTACTAATGCATCAAGTGCAGGTTACATTGATAGCGAAGGTGAATTTAAAACAGTTGCTCTTAACGAAGGTCAAAGAGATACATTGTACAGCAATGCAGTTAACCCAATTACATTCTTAACTGGTGCTGGACTTGTAAACTTTGGTCAAAAAACAAGAGCAAGAAACGCAAGTTCATTAGATAGAATTAACGTAGCAAGACTTGTGATTTACTTAAGATCACAATTAAACAAACTTGCTAAACCTTATATCTTTGAACCAAACGATAAGATTACAAGAGATGAGATTAAACAACAAGTAGATAGTTTAATGTTAGAACTTGTAGGTCAAAGAGCGTTATATGATTTCTTGGTAGTGTGTGATGAATCAAACAACACACCTTCAAGAATTGATAGAAACGAGTTATATGTAGACATAGCGATTGAACCAGTGAAAGCAGTAGAATTTATTTACATTCCACTAAGACTTAAAAACACTGGCGAGATAGCGGGACTATAATATGATAAATAATATTAATAGGAGCAAATAATGGCAATTTCATCACTCTCAAGATTAACAGTGCCTTTGGATAGTAACGCAAGTGCTTCCACTCAAGGTTTGTTAATGCCAAAACTGCAATACCGCTTTAGGGTATCGCTTGAAAACTTTGGTGTATCCACTCCAACTACAGAGTTAACAAAACAAGTAGTTGACGTAACAAGACCTAACGTATCTTTCGAACAGATTACATTAGATGTTTATAACTCAAGGGTTTATCTTGCAGGTAAACATACTTGGGAACCAATCACACTTAACTTACGTGAAGATGTATCCAACAACGTTCAAAAACTTGTTGGCGAACAGTTACAGAAACAGTTCGACTTCTTCGAACAGTCAAGTGCGGCATCAGGTGCAGATTACAAATTCGTTACAAGAATCGAAATTTTAGATGGTGGTAACGGTGCAAATACAGCAACGACTTTAGAGACTTTTGAATTGTACGGTTGTTATCTTGAGAGTGCAAACTACAATCAGTTGTCTTACTCGACAAACGATCCAGTAACTGTTGCACTTAACATCAGATACGATAACGCAATTCAAACTCCACAAGGTACAGGTATTGGTACTGCTGTAGGCAGAACAGTCAATACACTTGTAACAGGTGGCGGTGCATAATAGTTTTATTGCATAAAACACAAAAAGGCGCTTCGGCGCCTTTTTTATTATCTACCCATATTATAATTTAGATAAATATTAGTATGGCAAATAAATTAACACCATTCCTCAATAACTTAGCACAAGGTGCATTAAATCCAAAGGGTAACCTTGGTGATTTCCAACACGCGGCAAGATTATATGTTGACGATGCATTTAAGTTTGCACCTAAACAAAAATTTCTTTATCATGTAGCATTTAATATCAATCCAGATGCGGCGGCAATTATTCCGCAGTTAACAACTAAACATAGTAATACAATTAATATGCTTGTTAAAAGTGTTGACTTACCTAAATTTGATATTACAACTGAAACTAAACACGCATACAATAGAAAAAGAGTTTTACAAAAGAGAATAGATTACAGTCCATGTAACATTGCTTTCCATGATGATAATTTTGGCTTAACTACAGCAATGTGGGAAGCATATTATAGATATTATTACAAAGACGGAAACTATGCATCAGTTGACCAAGCAGGTGCACCACAAGCAACAAACTCTGCTTACAACAGAGCAAACGTTTATGGAACATCTAATCAACAGTATCGTTATGGTTTTGATAATGACAGTTTTGCACCATTCTTTTCAAGTATTATAGTTTATCAAATGTCAAGAAAGCGTTACACAGCATTTACACTTGTAAATCCTATCATACAAAGTTGGCAACATGATACAATGGATCAGTCTGTAAATGATGTTGTTCAGAGTACAATGTCAATTGCATTTGAAACTGTTTGGTATTCAAGAGGACCAGTAACAGAAGGCGCGGCTCCTAAAGGATTTGCAACTGAACACTATGATAAAACACCTTCTCCGCTAACACTGGGTGGAGGCGGAACATCAAGTCTATTTGGACAAGGTGGTGTAGCGGCAGGAGCGGCAGATGTGTTTGATGATATTACAAGTGGCAATGCATTTAGTTCTCCAGGAGCACTTTTAGGAACAATCTTAAAAGGTGCTAACACTGTTAGAAATGCAAAAACATTATCATCAGAAGGATTAAGACAAGAAGGGTTCGGAATCATCAAAGGTGCATTAGGCGATATTAGTGGTGCACCTGTTGGTGGTGTTGCTAATTCATTTTTTCCGAAAAACGGAGCAACTTCTTTAACACAAGCAGTTGCTGGAGTAAGTGTTGTTTCAAATATTGCTAACTTAGCACAAACAACAAGTGTTGCAGATATAGCAACGCAACTTGCAAACAATCCTGAACAATTAGATAATTTAACAAAAGCAACTACATTCAAAAAGACTCATTTAAAAGCAGGTGGTGATGCTACAGTAAGTGCAATTAACAGTGCATGGAATTCTGCAAGTGATTCATTTAAAGCGGCACAAAATAGTGAAACATTAAATAACTTAGCAAATATTGTAAGGAACGCATAATGAATAACAATGTACCAGGACAGTCAAAAACTGATAGTGCTTCTGAAGTAAAAGAATTTTTTAATCAATACTTTACAGGTAAAATTAGTTTTCCAAGTAACCAAGTAGATGCTGTTATAGGTTTTTTTGAAAGCCGAGGTTTCAGCAGACAAAGTTCTATATCAGTTGGAACTGTTATTATGCAACAAGCAAAATTAGATAATGTAAATGTTTTTCAATTATTAGATACACTTAAGAAACAAGATGAAATACAATTAAGTAGTGTAGTAACCGAAGTATTAAATTACAATAGAGAAAAAATTTCTACATTAGGTTACAAAGTAGATAACACTGCTAATAGGACTGAATCACGAAACATAGAGGTGTAACATGGCCAAGTTTGCACAAGGACGTTACAGCCTCAAAAATCCAGACAAGTATATAGGAAGAAAGACTCCTTTGTATAGAAGTAGTTGGGAATTTGCATTTATGAAGTTTTGTGATGAGAATCCTAATGTTGCAAAGTGGGCCAGTGAAGCAGTAAAGATTCCATATAGAAATCCATTGACAGGAAAAGCAACTGTGTATGTTCCTGATTTCTTTATTGCATATGCAGATAAAAATGGAAAACAACGTGCAGAAGTAATTGAGGTAAAACCAGACAATCAAACTACACTTGAAAGTGCAGGTCGTAACAAATACAAACAGGCACAAGTTGTTTTAAATATGGCAAAATGGGAAGCGGCTAAAGCATGGTGTAAAGATAAAGGACTGTACTTTAGAGTAGTTACTGAGAAAGACATTTTTCATTCCGGAACAAGAAAATAGGCTAAATAATAGTAGCAGTTAACGGATCCAAATTATGACTAAAAAATTAGAAGAATTACTTAATATGCCTGAGAGTAAAGAAATTATCGAACAAGATAAAAGTGATTCTAAAAAAGAAGAAAAACAAACAGCAATTATAGAACATCAAGAAACACAGCGTAATATTGCTGAACTTGATAAGATATCTGCGGCATTACCACAAGTAAAAGGCTTAGGGGAAATGGCAGATAAAGAACTTAATGAAGTAGCAACTAAGGCTATGACTGCATACGAAGATCTTATGGACTTGGGAATGAATGTAGAATCACGCTATAGTGGTAGAGTATTTGAAGTTGCAGGACAAATGCTTAAAACTAACCTTGATGCTAAAGTTGCTAAATTGGACAAAAAACTTAAAATGGTTGAATTGCAATTAAAGAAAGAAAAACAAGATAAAGACGCAGGAAATGAAGATAATGTAGTTTCCGGTGACGGTTATGTGGTTACAGATCGTAATAGTTTACTTGAAAAACTTAAAAACATGGATAAATAACTTGTAGTAGGATTAATAATATGAAAAAATACAGCGAATATTTAACAGAAGCATACAACAACAAAACTTATGAATTTAAGATTGGTGTTGCTGGCGACAATGAAGGTGTAGCAGATAAATTAGAAGTTGCACTTAAAAAGTTTGGGGTTACAAATATTACTCCAGGTAAAAAAACACCTATTCAAGAACGTCCATTAGACTTTCCACAATTACAAAATGAAGAAGTAACTTATTATGAAGCAACAATTACATATCCTACACACGCTGAAGCATTACAAGAATATTTAGGTTACAACATTGGAAAATCACAAGCACATATTATGGTACGTAATATGAACGCACCGCAAGAAGTTTATCAAGAAATTGACGAAACACCATATGAAGTAAAACTTACAAAAGAAGATATGGGCGGAGAAGATGCTCAAAAAGATGTAGGCAATAACAGAGTTATGGACCTACTTAAAGAATTAGAAAGTGTTAGAAAAGAAAATACAAACAGTCCAGTAGAGAGTGTTAAGCCAGACGCTGAACAAAAGCAAATGGAAGATGCTGGCGTAAGTAAAAGTCCAATAGGGAGTTAATTATGAAATTTACAGACATTTATAAAAAAATCGAGGCGTTGGACGAAGCATTAAACGAAGCGGCATCAGCGTCAATTAATATGTCAGGCGATAACGCAGAAGATGTTATTAAATTAATGCAGGCACTAAAAGGTGCTGAACCAGCAAAAGATATTGCAGATATTCCTGCACCAAAAGGTATGCCAATTGAGCCTATGCCAGTTATGGGTCCACCAGATCCAACAGATGACATGGCAAGAATGCGTGATATGTTTAAAGGCGATGATGACATGGACAGCAAAAAAGATGACATGGATGACCTTAAGCCAGGTATGCAAAAAGAGCCATGCAAAATTTGTGGTAAAGTCCACTTAGGCAATTCAGGATGTGCAGAAGATATTGAAGCAGAAGATTACGAAAATGAACCAGATGAAAAATATCAAGATCAACATTATATGACAAAAGATTTGTCAGGCGGTTCAGAACAAGGCCAAAAGAAAGCATATCCAAAAGTAGCAGGCGCAGATAATCCAATGGCACTTGAAGATGAAATTAAGGCAGAACTTTCAGCAAGATTAGCAGAGTATATGTCAGAAGGCAAAGGCTGTAGTTGTAACGACGGCGGCGATTGCGAGTGCAAAGCACCATGTGACGACTGCGGTTGTAAATAACTATAAATTATCAAGAAACTCAAATAGGCCCTCCGGGGCCTATTTTTTTGAGTAAATACTAACAGTATGGCAAATAAAAGTTTAGATGGTGTCTTAACCAAAAAGGCACATACAAGAGAAAGATTTACACAACAGCAGATTGAAGATCTACAACAGTGTATGGATCCTAATTCTGGCTACTTGCATTTTGCAAGAAATTTTGCATATATTCAACATCCAGTAAAAGGTAAACTATTATTTGACCCTTACACATACCAAGTGGGGTTGATGAAAAGTTATCACAATCATAGATTCAATGTTAATATGTTACCAAGACAAACAGGTAAAACAACCTGTGCCGCAGTTTATCTTGCTTGGTATGCTATGTTTCACCCGGACCAAACTGTACTAATTGCCGCACACAAATACACAGGTGCACAAGAAATTATGCAACGTATTAGATATGTTTATGAAATGTGTCCTGATCATATTAGAGCAGGTGTGGTAAACTATAACAAAGGATCTCTTGAATTTGAAAACGGCTCACGTATTGTTAGTGCTACCACAACAGGCAATACAGGACGTGGTATGTCCATATCATTACTGTACTGTGATGAGTTTGCATTTGTGAATCCTAACATTGCGGAAGAGTTTTGGACTTCAATATCACCTACACTGGCAACAGGTGGTCGTGCTATTATTACAAGTACACCAAACTCAGACGAAGACACGTTTGCTGTTATTTGGAAAGAAAGTCAAAACAAGTTTGACGAAAACG